TAGACTGTGATTACGGCATGCATTATAAAGATATACCAGCTACTATTGGCCATGCTCACGTACTTCCCCCTAATATGAAATCTATGGAAGGAGCTTATACTATTTTTGAAGCTCTTATCTGTCGTGGTCTTAATCGCCTAACAGAATATAGATTATCCGCTAGTAAATTAGATATATTTTTATCTTGGAAAAATAAGCCATCTAAAGGTTGTTATAAGTTCTCTACTCCAATAGTAACTTCATCTTCTAATCACGGTTACTGGATGAATCAAGCTGTAGAACTCTGGAAGAAAATCCCATATGAAATTCAAGGCAAACCATTTAGCGTAGGGATTAGATTTACTCATACTATTCAAGAAAAAGATATGAATTTATCTTTGTTTGATATCCCATTAGAAACATTTGATATGCAAAAGAAATATATGTTACCTGAGCGTATTTCTTTTGGTAATCCAGATAGAATGTTTAATTAAAATTGTAAAATTAAAAATATGAAACTAAATATTGTAATTGATAACGTATCTGAAGGACAAGCAAAAGCTATTGAAGATATGCTTGCGGTATGGCTTTTATTAGTAGAAAAGAAAAAGGGCAGATGGGTGTCAATGTTTATTAATGGTACAGCAGGTTTCAACCCAGAAGTTACGATCAATGGTAATGTTCCTGAACGCTATCTTGAAAATATTGGTCCTAGATGGAATAAAATCAACGAAGATACAGAAAAAGAAGATGAAGTGTATTTTTTAGATTATGAAAGAATTGAACAGCTATTAGAAAATAAGGATAAGAATGACTCCTGAATATTTAAAGATTATTATCGGCCAGGAAAAAATTCTTTCTATGCCATTTAATAGCGTTGTAGCTTCAATGACACATCAATTTTTGTCAAGTACAGAAGATGAAAATTTTGTTTCAGATACATATTATTATGTTTTTGTAAATGCATCAAAACAGATAGAAAAATGGCTCTTAGACTGTATTGATGAAGAATTCTTGAACCCAATTAACCTTTTTGGGGATTGGATGAAGAATTTTATAGATTACACTGTAGCAAGAAACAAAAGATTAATGAAAGATTTAGTATTATGTTTCTCTGACGGTAGTGAATGGACTATTCGTGTTGTAGATATTTTATATATTAAGCAAAGAAAAGAAAATGATTATAATTCTTTTATATCAGTAAATACGGACGATCCTATTGTTAGATCTGAACAAGAGATGACAGATTGGATTCAAAATAATTGTGGTTGGGAAGAGATTTCAGATTATTTGACAGAAACTAAAAGACCACAACCTGAATTGGATTATGAATCAGAATTTACTAAATGTGAAAAGAAGTTTGTAGATTGGTCAGAAGATCTCTCAGTAATGGACTTGATATCAGGTACTAGAAATGATATCATCTTTATTGAGGACGATGAGGATGATAAACCCGTATAGCATTACTGATTATAATCGAACTATACCTGAACTGGAAGAATTTATCTTATTCTGTATTGTAGTAGCTGGCAAAACAGCTTATATACAGGCTCGCAAATTAGATGAGTTCCTATTATCTGTTAAAGCTAGATTAATGATGCCGGAACAAGTATCTCCTTTTCAGATTATTAAAAGTGCTGACCAACATGGAATCTTGATGGAAGAGATTCAAAAAGCTAAACTTGGACAATATAAAAAAATCTATGCTGGTTTTAAGTATATTTCCGGACGTGAATATAATTTAAATAAAATGACTCCACAGCTACTTGAATGTATACCTGGAGTTGGAATGAAAACTAGTAGATTTTTCTTATTACATTCCGATAAATACTACAAAGATACCATTGCTATTCTTGATACTCATATTCTAAAATTTATCAAAGAGAATATTGATAATCGAGCACCAAAATCCACTCCTACTATTGCTGTTACATACAAATATTGGGAAGATATCTTTTTACATTGGTGCGAAACAAACAATAAAAATGTTGCTGAATTTGATTTAGAAGTTTGGAAATCGTATGCGAGGACAGAAAATACATGAAATATAGCGATATCATTAAGCCAGGTGAACTACAAATTCTTCATCAATACGATGCATTAGCTCATAAAGTAGCAAATAATTATATGAGAAAATTGCCTGGTACTCATTTTGATTATGAAGATTTATATCAATGGGCAAGATTAGGCATTCTAAACGCTCATAGAACATTCAATCATAATAAAGATGTAAAATTCCTTACTCACGCTTACAATCAAGCATCATTCTCTATCTCGCATTATTTAAGAGCAGATACAGGATTGATTAGAATTCCACATTCAAAGCTTACAAATGAGAATATCAAGAAGCCTTCCTACACAGACATCACAGAACTTCATGATAGAGAACAACATCCTGTATTTGAATCGTATAATAATATTGATCTTAGAAATATTATTGATCAATATTCTATAAACCTAAACCAGAAGCAAAAAGATGTTATCAATATGTATTATGTGCAAGGTTTAACATTAGATGAAATTGCTTCTAGAATGAAAATAGCAAGACAAGCTATAGATTCACATCATCAAAAGGCAATAAAGATTCTTCGACAATGTTTTGTTGAAGATAAAATAGATAGATCTGTTCTTGGCGTTTGAAAGATTGTATAAGAGAAATATATGTCAGTATCAGATAATAATCAAGCTACTTTTGTGTTCGAATTAAAAAAAGAACATTATATACTACCGTCTAAGGTAATCGCTAGGTATTGTTTCAAAGAAGAAATGATACCTTTTGAGGATATATATCTTGAAGTGCAGTCCTCTCAATGGGTTATCAAAGATGTAGAATCAGATAGCATAATGCCTCTGAGTCATGAGATTTTTATCGAATGGTATTTGCCTAATGATAAAAAGGCATCAAAATATCTTGATTTTATTGTAGACAGTATAGTGGCTGATTTCACCCCATCCCCTGCCGGTGAATTTACTGATACTGACATATACCTAGAAGACGATATATACAACAATCTTTCATTAGCTTCATTTTTAGGATTAAATGGGCAAATAGAATCTGAAGATGGAAATACAAGATTAGTATTATCACATCATCCAAGACAAAAGAAATACACCTTAAAAGATAAGATCAAAATATTCAAATATCTTATGAATAATAACTTTACATTCCAAAATGTAATAGTAACACCAGAATAGACAAAACCCGCACTATATGCGGGTTTTAGTCCTTAATTCATATGCTTTATTTAGAAACCTGATTAATTGATTAACAGCTGCTGGAAATACACCACCAGAGTTACCAGCATTATGGGTATTGATGCCAGAGAACCTGTTATCAAGATGTTTCATATCTGTAAATATATATACTGAATGATTCTTTTGAGCAGATATTTTTATATCGTCGAAAATACCATCATTAGCTTTTGAGAATTTTTCGATGATACAAATTATCTCATTTATTTTCAGCTTGTATTTTTTGCTATATAAATACTGAGTGAGCTTTTCTATTTCCATACAGCATTATATCATGCTATAGTATTTGCGACACTACTTCTTAGTATATTTTGATTTCTGGTTATGCAAAGAATCTAAATGATGTTCAGGAACCATATTCATTACCTGTACATCTCCATCTTCTTCAAAAAATACAATATGATTAGAATCTACAGCTGATGGCAAATGAAGTTCTTCGTCAGTTAATGTTTTTCTGAACTTGGAAATAGGTATAGCATTTTCCCATTGACCATCAGGATCTACATAATAATTTTTTTCATCGTATTGATTTAAAGTATCGTCTAAATTCTCTGTCAATTCAACTTTATATACTTTTTCAAATTTACTACTTTTTTTGATATACTTGGACATAATATTATTTTCTTTATTGTTTTTTCTTAAACCTGTATTCTGTATGATGGTTGAATACCTGTATAGTTAGCTTGATATTTATATAGATCTAATGAATCAAAATAATATGTTCTTCTGAAGCTATTTTGCATTGATGCTTCTTCCAGTATTTGTGGATCATAATCTTGAAAATATGTCTTTTTTTCTGCTAAATCAAATAATAAATTTTCTTTTTGTATTGCTAACTTCTTAAAATGATTTAATTGTTTGATATCATTACTTGTGTTACCAAATAATGATGGCAAATTCTTGTGATTTAGAAGATATTTACAATTAAACCAGCCCATTCCTCTAGAGGGTCCTTTTTGTAATCCTATTGCTTCTAAATGTGAATTGTCTTGTAATTTTTTACTTAATAATGTTGAAAAATTATCCCCTAGTTTAATTGTGTCATGAATTAAAAATAAATGAGAATCTATTTTTTCATAAACATATTTTGTCACTAAAGCTGTGAAATCAAAAACATTGTAATTTGTAGCATATATATTTATGTTTTCATGTTGTTCTAAAAGTGAATATTTATCATATCCACTTATATATATGTCTATTCTGTAAGGTATATTTTTGAATTCATCTAGCTTGGGAAATATTGTTTTTTCAGCATAATTAATGTTTGATGACATTGTTAATACTGTTTCCATACATATATTATAAAGGATTCTTGAGGATCGAGATTACAAATATAAATCTAACTGAGAGATAATTATGGCCCTATCTAACTACACATATTTTGAAGTAAGAACAACTGGAAGCGATACAAATAATTCTGGTGGGTTTGATATCAACTCTTCTGGTTTTATTACCAATGGATCTATAACAAGTGCTAATACAGCCTCTCCTATCATTTCAAGTGCTTCATATTCATTTGTAGCTGGAGATGTTGGATCTTGGGTTTTTATTAAATCTGGTACAAACTCAATTCCAGGATGGTACAGGATAGTTTCTGTCACTTCTGGAGCTGCTACTTTAAATGGAACAATCGGACAAGCATTTATCGCAACAGCATTACAAACTAGTACATCTTTAGGTTGTGGATCTTCAGCTACATTATCTTCTATCACTTTTGGTATAGATTATTCTCAACAAGATAGCTATGAATACACTGGTACATTCATAGTACAAGCAAATACTTCTAATATTGTTGGCTCTGGAATAACTATAGGCAGCAACTGGGTAGGAAATATTATTAACCTTGTAGATGGTACTGTAAATGCTGGTTATTATAATATTCTAAGTGTATCTGCAGGTGTAGCTACTTTAGACAGAGCTGTTGGAACAGCTGCAGCAACTTCTACCGGATATGTTGGTGGAGCATTTGCAAGTCCAGGTAAAGCTCAATCTATTAAGGTTTTATGTAATAAAACATATATCAAATCTGGAACCTATTTGTTTACTACCACAACAAGAAATGTAAGTATGGGTGGTTTGATAAATGTCGGTGGAAGCACAGTTGCCAGTGGTATAGGATATGAAAGATTAGAAGGATATAGTACCGTAAGAGGAGACAAACTGAATCCTCCTGTTTTCAAGGCAGATACAGCTTTTACTGGAGTTTCTATGCTCCGTTTAGATCTCACTGGTTTACATGTAGAAAACATAGCCTTCGATGGCTCTGGAAATACTGGAGTGACAGCTATACAAGATAATCGGAATCCTACAATCAATATAATTATTCATAAATGCAAGTTCACAAATTTTACTTCAGTGCTTACAGGTAATCTTTATGCTATTGTATCTTTTTGTGAATTCGCTTACAATTCGGGACAGTGTGTATATGGTACGTCAGGTACAAAAGTCTACAATTGTACATTCCATGATAACACATCAACCTGTGTAGGAATGTCTTATGGTACTGTAGCCAATTGTATATTTGCTAATAATTCTTCTACCCCTGTTACTTTTCCAGATTATGCTGGTTCTATAATCAATTGCACATTTTATAAAAACAATCCCTATGGTATATATATTGGGATAAACGGCGGACAACATTCTGATTATGTTCAAAATTGTCTTTTTGTTAATAATGTGAGCTATGGGATATGGGTCAACACTGACATACCTTTGTTGCTTAATAATGCTTTTTACAGTGCTTCAAATTTAAATCATACATATGTTGGAAATACATCATCTTTTGTGATTTTATCTGGAAATCCGTTGGTTGATCCTGATAATGGTAATTTTAATCTTAATAACATAGCTGGTGCGGGAGCTGCAGTAAAATCTATAAATGCAGGTTCTTATTCAAATTACATAGGTACAACAAGCTATAATGATATTGGTGCAGTTCAAAGCATAAACACCCCTTTAGCTTACATTAATCCAGAAGTATCTATAATGGTAAAAGCTGGAACAACATCGAGATCTGAATATATTTATCTAAACACAAAAGGATTCGTTTATAATACTCTTGGATTATCTGCTTCATATGTAAGAGAAGGTGGATCAAGAGTAAATATTACTCTAGTATCTCAAACAGTTAATGGAGCGTATACATCTGGTGGGTTTGTAGAAGTAGACCCAGTAAATATGCCAGGATTATATAGAATAGACGCACCAAATGCATTATTCGCTTCAGGTGTAAAAACTGCAGCATTAGAAGTGATAAATACAAATACTGTTGATAGACACTTAATAACATATAATTTCACTCCTACAATGCAAATAGATATGACACAAACAGTACCAATATCTAATACTGCTGGAACTGTAGGAGATTCTTTAAACGCTATGAGAGCAGTAGGGTTTGGTAAATGGGTAATATCTGGTACTAATCTATCACTTTATGGACCAGATAATACTACTGTTGTTAAATCATTCACTCTCAATTCTTCGACAGCCCCAACATCAAGGAGTTAAAAATGGACATCGATATTAATAGAGGTGAATTTTAATGGGATGGTTATTAGGGGCTTATGAATTACAGTCTAATGGAAATAATGCTAATAGTGGTTTTTTTGATGCGTCAGCTAGTTATACAAGTACGCTTTCAACATCAAACGGCACTAGCGCTACACCTATAGTAACTGCTTCAAATTATACATTTGTCTCAACTGATATAGGAAATTATTTATATCTTTTTGGCAACAGTACGTGGTTACATGGCTGGTATAGAATTACATCCGTCAATGCCGGTGCAGCTACTGTTGATGCTTCAGTCGGATCAGTTTCGAGGCATAGTCAAAAAATATCTACCACACAAGGCATATCATCAGCTAATTCAGCATCATCAGGAACATGGTCAATAGATTATTCCCAGAATCCTTCAGCAGCTAGAACCTACACTGATTTAACAATTGTTTCCAATACAAACTATATACAATCAGCAGCTTTCCCTTTTTCTGTAAATATGATAGGAAATTCTGTGAAAATAAGTGGAGGAGTTAATTTTACCACAGGAACTTATTTAATAACTGCAATTTCAGGCACTACAGCAATTTTGGAAAGAGCATGTGGAACTGTAGGATCCACAAACGGCACTGGGAAAATGGGAGGTGCTGTAGTTGATTACAGTACAGCTATAGCTAACTCGTATGCTGGTGGTTTAGTTTATTATTTTTTAAAAGGAAGTTCAGGAATATTTAACTGGTCTGGTATTCCTGGTTTCGCTCCTGCTGGCCCTCCTACTCCTAATATGGTTGGTTATCTTAATATAAGAGGAGATAATGGAAAAGCTGAAATTAGATTAGCAGCCAATAGTACAGCTTTTATTGCTTCTGCTCGACAATCAGTGATGAACATTATTTTTAATGGTCAAAATAATTTAAGTACTATCGCTGCGGGAAATCCAAATTTTACAGATGAAAATTATGTTTACAACTGTGATTTTAAAAATTTAGCTGTGGCGATTAATTTTCCATCAGGTTCCCACATTTATGATTGTACATTTGAAAATTGTACTTCAGTATCTAATGGAACTGTTACAAGTTTAAGAAATTCTGTAGTTAAAAATTGCGGTGGTAGTATAAATAACTCAGAAGCGATATTTGGAAATTTGTTTATTAATCATTCAAGCACCTGTTTATTTTCAAATAATTTTGCCACAAAAGTAATCAACAACACATTTTATAACATTACAGGAAATGCTGTAGATATCTCTTTTAATTATAATGCAACATCTGCATGGAGGTTTTTAGTAGAAAATAATATCTTTTCTAATGTGTCGGGATTTGCTGTCAGATTTCACGGATCTGGGTCAAATGCTGCAAATCATTTACAGAACAATTCATTTTTTGCATGTACTAATGGTTTTATAAATGTTAATATTGATAGACATAATGATGGAAATTACCCCGTATTTACTGATAAAAACAATGTAGCCCTATCTGTATCTCCTTTTGTCTCAGCAGCTAATTTAGATTTCAGATTAAATAATGAAATAGGCGGCGGCAGATTATGTAGAGGAGCTAGCAGAATGCAGTCTTTTCCACTTACTGCAACTACATCATCTTTAGACATAGGTGCTGTTCAAACTACTTCTTATGCTGCGGATAAAACATTAGGTCCATTATCAAAAACAGTAGATATGAAAGCTAATACTAATAATTATTCTGAATATATTAATTTAGCATCTACTGGTTATACTTTTAACACAGCAACTTTAAAAGCTTATTATGTTAGACCTAATCTTACAGCTACATCTATATCCTTAGCTTCTCAAACAGTATCAGGAACATGGGTTTCTGGGGGATTTGTTGAAGTAGATCCAATTAATATGCCGGGGCTTTATAGATTTGACGTGCCTAATGAAGTTATAGCTTCTGGTGTTTCTAATTCTATGTTACAAGTAGTGAATACAGCTAATAATGATAGAGTAAATATAAATTATAAATTCTTTGATTCACAAATATTAGATCTAACTCAAGATGTTCCTACTACAAATGTTGATCAAACTGTTGGAGACGCTTTTAATGCAGCAAGAGCATATGGATTTGGTAAGTGGGCTATTAATGGTAAGAATCTAGAATATTATAATTCAGATGGCTCTGTAGTTATTAAAACATTAGGACTTGATAATCCTAACTATCCAAAATCAAGAGGGTTCGCAGAAACTACCGATGGCTTGATTTTAGATTTAAGAGCATATGATTTAAATTCTTATTCTGGATCTGGCAATTTATGGAATGATTTGAGTGATAGCAATTATGATTGTATCTTATATTATAATCCTACATTTGTATTAGATGCAGGTGGAGCTATTCAATTTAATGGGTCTCAAATAGGTGTATGTGAATTTGGTACTAATGTAACATTCACTCAATTTACTTATAATATCTGGGTTAAAATAACGCAAAATTCAGCACAATGGCAATCATTTATAAACGTTAATAATGACAATTTCTTATTGGCTGTAAATAATTTAGGAATTAACTCATATAATCCCACTTATTATGCGGGTTATAACATACCATTGAATACATGGATCAATGTATGTCAAACTTATGTCCAAGGTACTGCTCCATTAATATATGTTAATGGTATTTTAATACACACAGCTACATCATCAAATTTAAGTTATACAGGGCAGAGATTTTCAATTGGTGCTGGTGTAACTAATACAGTGGGCCCAACTGCTGATGAATTTCTATATGGAAGAATATCAGAAATATTGATATACAATAAAAGATTATCTGCCATTGAAATATATAACAACTACATGGCAAAAAAATATCGATATGGCTTGTAAGGAACTGTCCCTGGATTTTAGAAAGATATATATATGGCAACTTATTATGTAAGAAATGATGGAAATGATGCTAATTCAGGATTAGGTTCTACTGCTGGATTAGCATGGAAAACATTAACAAAAGCATTAGGATCTACTGGTGTATCTTCCGGAGACACAGTTTATATCGCTCCAGGAACATATAGAGAAAATGTTACAATCAACGGAACATATTCGTCAGAAACATTTATTATTGGAGACCCTAAAGCATTAAATTTCGCAGGATTACAAGCAAACGAAGTAAGATTGACAAATATGCTTAGTGGTGATAACTCTGCTGGAAGTGGTCAATTATTTACAGCTACAAATAAAAATAATCTTACATTTAGAGGATTAATGTTTGAAGTCTATAACGCAAATACAATAGGATTTACAAACTGTTTAAATTGTACTTTTGATAAATGTGTTTTTATAGGGTCAGGCCCAGATATCGGTAATGGCAACTGCTCTTCAGGACCTAATTTAGTTGTAAAGAATTGTATTTTTGAAAATATTGGAAACATAAATGCACCATATTCAGTAAATATCACATTTACTTCTGGAGCAACAATCGTCAATCCATTTACTGTAACTAATTGTTATGCTAAAGCTTATAATAATCCTGGATTTCCAACATTTTGTATGATTCAGAATGGTAGCGGAGCACCAGCTACAGTTTCTGGTGGATCAATTACTAACTGCACTGTAATGAATTTCGGATACGGTGGATTAATAAGATGCGAATATGGCGGAACTTCTCTTACTCCTGTTGTAGTTACTAATAATCTTCTTGTTGGCAATGGAACTTCAATGGCTGGGTCATCTACTCAGTTACAAGAAAATTATAATAGATTCATAGGCGGCCATAGTAGACAAGGGACAGTAGTACCCGGTGCAAATTCAGTTACTTTAAACTCTTCTATGGGTATTGATGGAGGATATAGAATCTTAAATGGCCTTTCAATCGCACATCCAGTTTCTCCTTCCACTACAAACTTATCCAATACTAGTGCTGGAACATCAACCAATGCTTTTGCTACAGATATGAACGGATTTACATGGCCAAATGCTAATCCGGATATTGGTCCATTATCTTCAAGTAGTTTATCATCTATCAGTAATTATTTACCATTTTCAAACGTAACAACATCTTATAAAATACCTGCGGGAACAACAAGTTATAGCATCAATATTTATTTAGGATCAAAAGGTTTATTATTCAGTACTCCTACTCTTTCTGCATTTTATCTCAGAAAAGGTAGCAGTTTACAGAATATTACTTTAGCTTCTCAAACGACAGGAGGAGCTTTTGTTTCTGGAGGATTTGTTGAATTAGACGCTAATCTTCTTCCAGGATTTTATAGATTTGATATTCCTAATGCAGCTTTAGCCAGCGGAACAACTTCTGTATCTTTGGTCTTTAAAGGAGCTGGACAATCTTATTCAAACTTAATTGAAATAGACTTACTTCCTGTAGCTTTAGATATGAATCAGCCTGTTCCTACATCAAATACAGCTCAGACGGTGGGAGATGCATTAAACGCAGCTAGAGCACAAGGTTTCGGTAAATGGGCTATCAATGGAACAACCTTATCCTTATATGCTCCAGATAATACCACAGTAGTTAAGTCATTTACATTAGACTCAGCAAAATTCCCTAGCCAGAGAGCATAAAAGCCTCCTAAAAAGGAGGCTTTCTTTTATTGTTGAGGCTTTTGTTTCTGCCAGTTATCCATTACAATTTGTCGTAATCTGTTATTAGCAAAATTCACAACTTTTTGATCTTTTGGATTCATTCTAGCAATACCACTAACTAGAATATTATATTTAGGATCTCTATCAGTAAGAGAGGTCAAATCAATTCCATTTTTCTTAGCAATACCAGCAATTAAATCATTAGCTACTTGATCAACATTAATATTAGCGCTCAGGTTACTCATGTTACCGAGATCTCTATTTGTATTTAACATACTAGCATATTGAGCTTTTATAGAAGCTTTTTCCGGATCGCTTAGTCTAGCATCCCCGTAGGCTTGATTCATTACAGTATCCGCTCCAGTTTTATCACCTGACATAAGCATCTTTTTAGCGGTATTTATATAATATGCATAAGTAGTATTTACTTGTGAAACTTTAATCCATTTACTCATAATTATCCGATTACCACATTCTTTTCTCCATTAGTAATAATTACAAAAGGTTCTTCATGCACACTACTACCTTCGGATTCCATATTTAGCTTTTTAAATAATGGAGAAATTTCTTTTTGTCTATCTACTCTTTTTTGTCTTCGTTCTGTTCCAATAGGTCTTTTATATTTTAATCCAATAACTAGACCTTCTCCTGGTATTTTTTCACCTTCAATATCATCAAGAAATCTAAGGTCATGTCTATCTCCATTAACAACTCTGTATGTCTTTCCATGATAGGTTAAAGTATCTGGAATTTGATCAAACACAATAGCTACATTACCGCCTCTTTCAAGAAAGTTAAGAGCTTGTGATTTGTTTGATTCAGATCTAGAGAATGTCATATGATAGTTAGGATTAAATGGCTTGCCTGTATATGGATTTTGGCCTTTTAAATACATATCCATAAATTTAGGAACTTTAGTATAATCATAGAATGTTACATCAGAAAATTTTTCATGTAAATGTGCTGCTTCTTTAGCCCAGTTAATATCAGTGGTTCCGTTTAACCTAACTACTGGCTTTACATTTAAATCAAATACTGTATTTAGATTATGGCATAGGGATATTAAATTTCTAATATCTACTTCTAATATTTTATTTGAAAAATCTTTTGTTGCTGGATGAAACATTCTGCTAGTTTTCATTTCTCTACTAGCTTGAACATTATCAATCCCGCCTCTACCTGTGTGATAAATACAATCTTTTAAACATTGTGGAGAAGCATGTGTACAGGTTGTTTTAGTAGCATGAGGTGTATTATCTTTTTTAAACTTTTCCCATAATTGTGTTGTACTTAGACCTGATTTTTTATTCTCTAATTTATATTGATCAAATTCATCCATATTATAAATTTGAGATGCGCCTGGTTCAAGATATAAAATAGCTGTAATATAGCCTGATTTTAGTCCTTTAGGGGTTTTTGCATCATTTCCAACAGATAATAAATGGAATTTTGTAGCTTCTATTAATTGATTTATTTTATTTAACTTTATAGGATCAATTTCATTATCAGATAAATCAGTATCAATATCATTACTAATCTCATCTAATTCTTCCGGTACATCTACTTGAGCTATTCTATTAAATACATAATCTGCATAAGAAAATAAATTCTTCTTTTCAATTTCTGCTAATTTTTTAAAAACAAGATGCATGATTATTTACTTTCGTTGTTAAGATCAATCGTACTACCAACAAATTTAATATTGTGATTATTTGATACATTAGATTTACCACCCGCATTTTCTGTATATGTGGTGGTGTTAGGTTTTTTATCAGGATTAGGTTCTTTTTCTTTTTTTCTTTTTTGGCGGATTCTAGTTTTACGTTCTTTATCTGTTAAGTTTTTCGCCTTATTAGCAGGGGTACATACAGGCTTTTTACCTTTTGATGTATCGCCTCTTCCACAAGGTTCATATCCCTTACCTTTTTTCTTAGGTCTTGAGACATCTACCCATTTTTCTTTAAACCAATCTTTTAAATCAGCTTCTTTAGTGAATTCAGTATCTTCATCTACTTTAATCCATTTACTCATGATATTTAACTCTTTTTATAAGTTCCGCCTCTTTGTTTATAAAGGCGAACCAAAGCTGCAGATCCATAAGCAGAAGGCCAAATTTTAAATTTCTTCTTTACTTCTGATTTACAACGAGAATAAAGTTCTGGATCATTAGGAACATTATTTTTCTTTGCTGGTTTCTTCTTTGCTATCTTTACAAATACATCTTGTAAATCATTAGCAACAACAATATTTCCATCATTTTCCAGTAATGTAATGATATGATTTAAATCATTGAGTAAGTTATTAGTATCCATACTTATTTTTTCTATGTAAAATTATTTGTAACCTTATTTGACATTGCCATTATATTGGTATACAATATGCTATCTGAAAGAATTTTATGAACAGAGTATTATTACTTAATTTGGATTATGAACCTTTAAATATTTGTGATTTGCCTAGAGCTATTAAATTGCTTATAAATGACAAAGCAGAAACATTACATTATAAGGATCATAAATATTTTTATTCTGGTAATGGTGATCGCTACTCAGTTCCTTCTGTCATAAGATTAAAACACAATGTCCGCCGTAAACATAACACCAGCTTTAAAGTTAGTAGAGGTGGAATTTATGGCAGAGATAATTACACATGTCAATATTGCGGTATTAGAAATATTGATTTAACTTTAGACCATGTTTATCCCAGGCATTTAGGTGGAAATCATACTTGGGATAATCTTGTCACTTGTTGTAGATCCTGTAATATCAAGAAAGCTGGAAAAACGCTGGAAAAAAGCGGAATGAGACTACTTTCTAAACCTAACCTGCCTGTATATTCTTTTTATCATTTATTGTGCTCATATAAAGAAAAAGATAGCGAATATTGGGACTATTATTTGGTGAGATAAAAAAAGAGGACTTTTCAGTCCTCTTTTCTATTTATGCTTTCTATTCAAAATCATAGTCGCCGAGTTTTTCTCTTTGTAGTCTATCAACTGTATATGTTCTTACCATTGATAAATGGAATAATTCATCTTTCAAATCAGCCATAGTTTCTGGTATTTCAGTAGCTTTGAATGATGAATTGCTAACAAAGATAAATTCATCATCACCATACATTTCAGGCAATGACATTCCTTCTTCTTTTGCATCCATTAAAGACACTGCGACAGGAGCAACAGATATTTCCATCTCTCTACCGGCTCTTTTATAATGTTCAGCTATAACTCTTCCAAAACCATATGCATCAGATTCAGAAGAAAAGACTAAATCTTTACCTTTGACATCTAAAATGTTTTCATTGATCATTAACAAGAATCCGAAATCACCAATATCTTCTATTCCGGAAGCTAAAGCATCTTCTAATTCTTGAGTTTTGCGAGCATCTGATTCTGAACGCACCCATTCAACAATTAAAATATTTACTGGTATTCTGACAATTGTTAGATTTTCTAAACCAGTCATAGCTTTAACTTTTCCTCTTATTTCAGGAAGATCTTGATCAAAAGGTAAAGCTGCTAAATATTTTCCTTCATGCATTACTGGTTGATTAGTGGCAGCATTAAAAAATACAGGTGTCGGATGAATTATCTCATGAGGAGTATTGTCATCATCTTCTAAATCATCTTCGTCATCGTAATTTTCTTCATCATCTTGTGTTTGTGATAAAACCAAGTTAAAAATATAATCTGATCTTTTATATTGACCAGTCTTATCTAAATTTGATGCTAGTTTAAGGTATTGCTTGTAATTCATTAAAATATTCTACTTTGTACTATTTTTAAAGTTTATAACTTGTTCTTTTGTCCATAGATGTTTTGCTGTCATATGGATGGTTAGATTTCAGCCGTCAAGATTGTCTTTATCACAAATAGGGCAGGTATATCTTGGTCTGTTTAGAGCATTTTGGATATATACTTTTTTATCTGTTTTATTTTCATAAGGCTTAGATATGTTAATCAAACAATACCCTGCACATGAGCCTTTTGAAAAAGTTTTATCTTGATTACTGATGAGAGTTTGATAATTGAGATTATTTTGTTCACAATATGTTCGTAAATTTAATGCACTCAATTCAATAACATCATTATTTGGAGTTATCAAATGGTATAAAAATTTGGCATTTAAAATACTTCTAGATTTAGCACCACCTTTTGCATGCCATTCTTTTCCATATTTTTCAATTATAGCTTTACCGCCTTTTTTACCGGCATTACTTTGATGTTCTAAAAATGATTTATAATCATTTTGTTTCATTTCTTTCAAATGATTTCCGCCGCCAAATGCCATATTGTAGGAATTTTTATCATTTACAACTTCAGCATTTACAACTTTTCTTTCGAGATCCCAAAGCTCTTCTGTAGTTTCGCATTGATATAAAATTTCTTTACTGAAATTTTCTTTGCCATATTTATTGATTGCATTGATAATTCCAATGCCACTCCCAAAATAATCATCATTTATATTATCTGTTGAATGTCTTCCAATATAATATTTACCATTGATATTGTTAGTAATTTTATATAAATAATGAAACTTTCTCATTATTTACCCTTAAGATTGTCAGATACAGATCTCCCAGCTTCCCAATTGCGACATGACCACCAACGAGCTTTCCACTTTTTACCTGGATTGTCACAATTATGCCTGGCTCTGAAATTTTTTCTACGTTCTGGGTCGTCTCTTTTAATTTCCATGTCTGGCGAGCCAAAATTAACCTTAATGATATTACCCTTATCGTTCTTTACATAAACAGAGAACTTTTTAGGACCACCCGGAGTTCTGAAAGGCTTGTTTAGTTTCTTGCCATCATTTTTAGCAGCTGTTTTCTGACCAACAGTTTCTTCGCTGACTAAATAATCAGAGACACCTTTTAGCATTTGAACAGCATTAGAAATTTTAGACTGTACCCAAGCCATCAAATTCCCTTCGCCATCTTCGCCCACTACATCTTCAATGCCTTCAATAGCTCTTTTAGCAGTTTCCATTTCATTTCTGACCATATCGTATTCATGGTCCCAATCTTCATTAGCAAATTTGTTCATTGCTAAAGTAATTTTATCTGCTAATCTATGAGCACTATTATTATCTAATTCTAATGCTAAATCTGCTAAATCTTCAATAGTAGCCATTTATTCTTCCGATCTAAGCATTTCTTCCGCTTCAGAAAGATTTTTTGCTTTTACTTGTTCTAATTCTCTAGCTAACTGTTGAGCTTTGAATTGGCCATCAACATAATAATTTTCTCTAAAGTTTTGCCAACCTTCATTTTTAGCAACATTATTAAGTGCATGAGCCATGGCAAGATAATCAACATCTTCGTTTTTATCAAAAATTCCGGACAGTCTCTTCATTACAGAAGTGATTTCATTCGCTTCCTTGTACATACCATAATTATCTAAATCGTTAGCAATAGAAGCTAATTTATTAAGCATTTCTAAATCTCCAAAAACAATATAATCTAATATTTCTTCTACAATAATATATGAACCTTTAAAAGGTAATATAACATTCTTCTAGAAAATAACAATATGTACAATAATAAGCTCTATAGAACAGCGGAAAATTTATCTGAAAAATTCATTGTTCCATCTAATGTTCAAAAAATTGCTCAAGAAGGTTATGATTGGGGAAGAAATAATAGAAATTATTGTTCTTCAAAACAGTTGGAATTATCTAGAATATTAGCAATGCAAAATATGATGAAGTTATCAGATATTATTGATATTCACGAATACACTGCTAAGAATAGATTTAGAATACCTTCAGATCCAGAAAGAAAAGAAGCTTGGATTTGGAAAATGTACGGAGGAGAAGAGGCTAGACGATGGAGCGAATATATTGTTCGTGTTAATAGCAAAAAACATTTAAAAGTGTAGATGCATTTTAATAAGAATAATGTATAATAGTGTTGTACTTTGAAAATTGAATAAGTGATTCTCGGTGGCTTGACATCGTAAGATAGTAGAGTGTGAAAAAAGGGATAAAGCTATTCTCTACAGCTCCCGCCCAACTCAGGGTCATTCAAGCAAGCTCATCTCTCTAAGGTTTTGCAATAGAATGTGGAACTATGATTGAAGATGTAAATTAAGGTGGCAGCAATCATACTTAATTTGTGCGAACATCGAAATCTGAAGAGTAAGAGTAGTATAAAGGTCTGATGTACACGGCAAAAGGCTTTTATGCATGATTAGAGGTGAAACGATATAACAGTCGTATTAATCTCAAAATCACGCCTGGTAACTTCGTGAAAGTGAAAGGCATGGAATGTGTCATATTTCTGTGAAGAAGTGACAAAACGAGCACATTCTTGTAGAGTAGGGTATGTAATCGCAATATCAGCGTATTTAGTAACCCATAAATAGACTCGTTTCGTGTTGGAAGTAAGCAGTGACTGTCGAAACATTTAAGAAATACATTCAGGAACTATAAATAAAAAAGTGTAAATCTTAATTCAGAACCTTATTCATCGCAATTGAGTATACGTTCTGATATAACTAGGAAACCAACATTAGACTGGGCCGCCTCCAGTATAAATAGGACACTGTATGATCTTACTAGTAATAGTGGACAAATGGGCAAATCATATTTGCGAGTGATGTAATCCCATTAAATAGATCATAAGAGCAAGGTAAGTCTAACCTTGCTCATTCCTTTTTAACTCTGTATAATATATCTATGAACAATATTAGTAATGGCGTAAGCTTCAAGAAAAAGAATAGTCAATCCATAGATACTGAAAAAGCTCTAACTGCTGGTATTTACTCTTGGATTGACGATAATAAAAATCTCGTACATATTGCACAAAGATTAGCTGGTTTAACAGTAAATCTAGGACTTTGCGATACTAATGTACACAACCCATTTCAGATTGTTCCTACAGATTTATTTGCTGAAAACGGTAATCTGCATCATGAATTATTTCTAAATATTGATCATGCAGCTTGGGGATATTTTAGAATACAAATTGAATCAGAATGTAAATTTAGTGTTGTAGAGCCTAAGCTAATTAATAATTCTGAATCCCCTATGATTTATATGTCTGAATTAGAAGTAGAAGAATATATTAAATCACTAGCAGGAAGATTAGATGATCATTATAAACTTCTTGAGTTATTAGATGAAAATAAATTAGAAGAAGCACAAAACATTCTTGATTCTGCTTTGGATATTTACAAGAGATCAATTTCAGAACCATTGTCTAGTATTAAAAATATTATTGATTTCTTCAATGGAGAAGTTGTTATTAAAGCTACTAATGATGAAACAGCTGTCCAATCTGTAAAATCTTTAGATACTAGATATGATTTAGCTCTTTTGCATCCTGAGAACTGGGTTGTTACAAAGAGCGATGGAATATGTGGTCAAGAATGGTTATCTTCTCATCTTAAGGCTTTCTTTGTCTTAGAAAATAAATCCGCATCTCTTCTTTATCTATATCAAAAACTAATCAAGGATGCGGGATTTAGATTAATTGTCCACACTGATTCTGTAAAGTCCGAAGCAGATTTTACAGATGAAGTAATGAGAGATGAAGCTATGAAATTAACTTTAGTTCGTCCTGTAATTCATGCTACTAAATTAGAAATCTTAAATGGATAATTGGGGTATTACTGGTGGAGGATGGGGAGATGTATTTGTTTCCCTGTCCAATGCTAAAAGAAGAAACATTAGAAATATTATTCTTTTAGGTCCATTTCCAGAACTAAAAGAATTTATTTTAGCTCAAGATTTCGTTGATAATTGTGAGCATTATTTATTCACACCCGCAGAATCTATTTATTGGCAGAGTTTTGTAAATCTATGTTCTCCTTGGAAAACAGAAACACAAATAAAAGAATACAAAGTTTATTTTAATTTGCCACAAGATAGAGAATATACATCAATTCAATTAAGTGTATCTGGCGGTGAAGATTTATCATTATTAGACACATATAATTATTCATCAAGAGCTTATGAATATTTACCAGATTACGAAGATTTTATTTTATTTCAACCATCTTCTAATCATTCCACTCCTGATGAAAATAAATGGAAATATTGGCCAGAATTTTTAAATGAAGTATGTGAATTTTTCCCTAATAACAAAGTAATTTTAATCGGTCAAGGTAATCAGGGATATAATGATATAAAGTACCCTAATTTCATTAATTTGAGGGATAAATTCAGTAGTGCGGAAGGTGTAGCTTTATTTGCAGAGAAGGCTAAGTTGATTATCACTTTACCAAACAACTTAATCTATTGGTTACATGTAAAAAATAAACCAGTAATAAGTATCTCTAATAAAGAATTTAACTTATTGTCTCCTTTTAAAAGATTATTAATCAAGCCTACTTTAATAGATCTTGAATTTGATGTCACTTATGAAGATGCGGTTAATACACTTCATAACTGGGAAGCATTAGTTAACAGAGATAGAAAAGAAATAACTTGTCCTTATAAATTTATATCTAAATTTACTATGATTAATCAGCATACAGTTAATGATTTATATAGTAATAAATCTAGTATGTCAATATACAGAAATATAATGTTAGATAATAAGGATGTTGATTGGTTTTTCTTTAGTGAAATTGATATCAAATATTTATATAGTGTTTTGAATATATTAGGTGGTAATTTCGAAGTAGGAGTTACGCTTAATGAAACACTTATGGAACAATATAATAATTTAGAAAAATATTTAGTTTTAAGAAAATATGGCGCAGTGAAGAATCCTTTTGTCATATGTAGTAAAGCTAATTTAGAAAGTGTTTTAGCTGCAAATGTTATCGGTTTTATTTGTATTGGTGATAATATCTATAGTCATTCGTTGCAAGAATATGAAGTAGTTAGATACCAGGAGTTTATGCATGGAAGAAGAATTAAAAATTAATATTACCGAAGCAGCATCTGAAGAGATCATTTCTATTATGGAGTCACATCCTGATATGGAATTATGTGTCAGATTAGGTGTATCGGCTGGTGGTTGTGCTGGATATAAGTATCATTTAGGCTTAGAAGAATTCGTACCTGAAATTGATGATATTATTTTAGATGACAAAATCAAAATAGTTGTCAATACAGATATTATGAAAATAGTCAACGGATCTGAAATTGATTTTATTAAAGACCAAAATGGATTTAAAGTTACTAATCCTAATATGAAAAAAGGATGTGGCTGTGGTCAATCTTTTAGCGTTGGGGGAGATTCATCAGGTTCTAGCGGTTGTGGAAGTTGTGGAAACTTTTAAATAATAAAGGCCCCTTTTATGGGGCCTTTACTTTAGCTGAGTGTAAGTAAATATTTCAGTTTATTTAGCTCTGCGGACATTTCATCTCTAATATTCATGAGATCTGTATCCTTAGCAGTATCTAGACCATTTACTAAAGGTCCCATAAGATAATCTAAAAATGCTTCAATGAATTTAGTAACATCTTCATCGCCATTTAGATTTCTAAGAGTGATGGTAAAGTTATTCTGTGCTTTTAACATACCATTCTTACCTTGGAACACTTCGATAAATTGATCAATAAGCAATGTTAGAGCATCATAAGCTCCACCAAATGCCATATGAGCAGCGTAAGATCTAGTTTGCCAATGATAAACTTTAAGTTGATTATGTAAAGTTAATAGATTTGTAATAAGATTCATCTTTATTCCATTCCAAGAAGATCTTCTGAATCTTCCATATTTTCTTCTAGAAGACTTAATGCTGCTTTCATAGTTTCAGGACCAACAGCACCATCTGGAGTAATACCATGAGCTTTTTGGAAGTTCTTAGTAACAAGCATAGTAGATTGTCCAAAACGTCCATCATCATCTAGTCTGCCATCAAAGTGGTCATTGAGGAATCTTTGCCAATTTCTAACGCCAGATCCAGCAACATTAATTCTCATGCCCATACCTAATCTATAACCATGTTCTGCCATTTGATTAAGAATATCTTGTTTATCCTTAGCTTTGTCCATAGTGTCCTTAACTAAAGCCCCAGCACCACCGGCCATTCCAAGACCAGCAGCCCAATTAACACCTTTAGATAAAAAATCTTTTCTAGACATATCTGCTTGAGCTACTTTTTCAAATACTTCTTGTACCTGAGATGCTAAAGTATATTTACCCTTTGATTCTAAAGAATTGATAACATTGTTTAGATTATTTAATGTTGCAATACGATCCATATTATTCTCCGTTATATTTTTTTGAAATAAAGTCCCAATTTACTACTTTAAACCAAGATGTAATGTATTTCTCTCTATTATTCTGATATTTGAGATAATATGCATGTTCCCATACGTCACATCCCAAAACAGGAATCCCACATTTTTCAATGTATGGATTAGATTGATTATCAAAACTTTGTATTTTTAATTTACCATCATTAACACAAAGCCATACCCATCCAGACCCAAAATGCTTGACTCCCGTTTCAATAAATTCTTTTTTAAACTTATCAAAACTTCCAAACTGTTTATCAATATTATCTGCAAGTTTTCCAGATGGTTTTTGATTCATTTCAGGGGACATTGTAATCCAGAAATAAGAATGGTTAAAATGACCACCAGCATTATCTAAAAATGCTTCTTTATCTTTTACATCTTTAGGATCTTGTAATAATTCAACTAAAGTCTTATCACTGTTACCAAGAAGCTCATTCATTTTATCTACATATTTTTTATGATGTTTGTCGTGATGTAATTTCATTGTAGCTGCATCAATAACAGGCTCTAATGCAGAATGAGAATATGGTAATTTTGGTAATTCAAGTCCGAAATCATGATCTTCGCTTAATGATTTGAATATTTCTTTTACTTTTTTGGAAGTTCTAATATTTTTATCATAAAAAGTAATGTAATCGATCATTAGCTTACTCCAACCATAACTGGATTTGTATCGGCTGGTGGGGTAGTAGGGATACTAAGATTAGTTATACCAGTAATATCAATAGCTGGATGTAAACCTGTAGCTGGATTAACATTGCCTACTCCACAAGCTAATATTTGTGTAACAGTAGGATCCATGCCGTTATTTCTCATCCATTGTGCTAGATCTTGTTCAGCGATACTAGTTCCACCAACATCAAAATATTCTACACCATTAGAATAGTTGCCATGTAATACTAAGAATTTTTTACCATCTGTTGTAGTGAATTGGTATGGCTGATGTGAATCTAAGGACTTTTTAATATTTTGTGCTGTAGGATAATCGACAGAAAATCCAGCATTACCACCTCCAGAAACATGTGTCGGAGAGGTTGTGTCAGCTATATTTTGAAAATTTTGTTGAGCAATTTTATACCACATATCTAAAAGTTCTTCTTTATTCTTATTATTTCCTACTGTTGCTAAGAATTTGGTACAATATTTAGTATGGAAAATATCGCAATTATTGGTAGTGGACCAGCTGGATATACAGCTGCCATCTATTGTTCTAGGGCTAATTTAAGTCCAGTGTTATATACAGGTTTTATGCAAGGTGGTCAATTAATGAACACCACAGAAGTAGAAAATTACCCAGGTTTTAAGGATGGGATTTTAGGGCCAGACTTGATGAATGAAATGGAACAACAAGCATTAAGGTTTGGTACTAGAATGATTTATCAAGATGTTTCAGAATTAGAAAAACAAGGTGATAAATTTTTAGTAACATCAGATGGAATTACTGAAGAATATAAATCTGTTATTTTTTGTACTGGTGCTTCTCCTAAATGGTTATCTGTGCCTGGAGAGTCTGAATTTTTAGGCAGAGGAGTTACATCTTGTGCTACCTGTGATGGATTTTTCTACAAAGGCAAAAATGTAGTAGTAGTGGGTGCTGGTGATACTGCTATGGAAGAAGCCTTGTATCTTAGTAAAATCTGTTCTTCTGTTCAGCTTATTAATCGTTCCTCATCCTATAAAGCATCTAAAATTATGGTGAATAAGGTTTTCAATACAGAGAATATTACTGTGTATGAAAATACTGTAATCAAGCAAATTATTGGAGATGATAAAGTAAATGCTGTGATCCTACATAATGATGTTCTTGAAAAAGAATCATTATTATCAGTAAGTGGTGTTTTTGTAGCAATTGGAAATATACCTAATTCATCATTAGTGAAGCATTTTAACATTGTAGAATCTGATGGATATATTTCTACTGTTAACACAAAAACTAATATTCCAGGATTATTTGCTTGCGGGGATGTTGCAGATAAACATTATAAACAAGCAATAACATCAGCAGGTTCAGGATGTATGGCAGCTTTGGAGTCTGAAAGATATTTGCTTACTCAGACTGCGACCACATAACATTACATTCATAAAGCATACAATGTTCGCATAGCTCTTCTAAAGAAGCTAAATATTCCATTACATCATCGGAATATATAAAAGATGCATCAGAGTCACCCATCATCGTTAGAATTCTCTTTTGCATCTTTTCTGAATGTAAAATTCCATCCATTGATAAATTCATCAATGTTAGTAATTTAGTAGCTAATGTAGATGGAACGTCAATTTTCAGTTTCTTTTCGTTAACATGTAAAGCTCTGATATTTACAATTAATATAATATCGTCATCATCATACATACAATATTGCTTTTGATAATCAGAGTTAAATTCAATATTCAGATCATAATAGTCCATTTGTTCTAAATAATGCTTTACAGGTAATGGACAATCACAAGAATTCAAAAAGTGTAATAACTCGAATGGGATCTGAATTTGATCTCCAAGTAATTTATAAGTACACATCCACAATATATTATTATTAGGTATTGTTTCTTCTTTATTAACTTGTGGATAGAATGAAATAAATTTGAACATGTTATTATTTTTAATAAAGTAAACCCCCTAGACCTTGATAGTCTAAGGGGTTTGTAAAAGTTTAAGGCTTGAGAAGTTCTACAAAATTAATCAAGAACTTACGAACAGAAGCTACTGTTGCACCCTTATTAGGAATAGTCTTGAGCTCTACTACAGCTTGATTATAAACCTTAGCGAACTTAGAATCTTCCATATCTTCTGCTACAACTTCAAGATGTTCAAGCTTCTGATCCATCATCGCAGCCATCTCAGCATCTTCATCAACATCATACATAGCGATCTTAGCATCCATTGCCTTGAGAAGATCTTCTCTCATCATAAGCATTTCATCCTTGGATACGGATTCTGTGCGAACAACATTTACAATAATATCTAAGATTTGCTGTTGATTTAGAGAAGCTGGTGCAGGATCAATCATAACAGGAACACGCTTAACCTGTTCCATTACGTCCTTTAGCAATAGATCAAACTTATAATCCACTTCAGCTCTATGTGTTGAAACGAAATCCAGTACCTCTTGTCGTGTCATAACGTCAGGAGTTTCTACTACTACTTCGTCCTTCTTGAATAAATCAAATAAACCCATAATTAATACCTCAGTGCATTATACCCTAGTTTCTACCACCACCACCAAAGTTGTTACCATTCCCTCTAGATCTACCAAATTGATTGATGAACAAAATATTACCAAAAATACTCTGTAAATCAAATGGGTCGATATGATTAAACTTAATAACTTCCCAAGCAATAGAATTATTTTTCTGAGCCATTAATAAACCAGCATCAAAATCTGGATCTGGATTAGCTTCAATTTTAATTCTTCTTGCCTTTACAATCCATACATCATTTTCTTTAATATATGTAAGAGGAACTGTAGAAGCTCTCATCACTATCTTTAAAGAATTTTCAAATGGTATATCTGTGAGAGTGCATGTTACAAAGCCAGATACAGAATTATCAATAACATAATTTTTAATACCAGCCTGTTTAAACATCATTTCAATTGTTGATCTGATAGGTGCTTCTTTTAAATCAACAGTAATATTTTGGCTATAAGATGGAATAGCACATAAGCAAGCTAAAAGAGCTAATAGTTTTTTCATTTCTTGACCTCTACATCATATATTTTATTTTTTCCAATAGACTGAATCTTAAATACAATATTATATTTAAATGACAAATATTCCATTGTTTCTTCAACAGTAAAACCGATAAAGCTAAAGTTTTTATGATCTACTTTTTCTAAGGATGAATCAATACTTTTATTTCTAATATTAGCTTGCTTGAAAAACCCTTCTACCACTTCTTTAGCATTTTTATAATATGTTGAATTAATGCTAATTAGGATCTCTTTCTTTGGCTTAGGAATATCTTGTGAATAAGAATATTTACTTAAGGATGCGAATAGTAAAACAGTGAATAATATAGTTTTATAGAACTTCATTTTTTTATGTCCTTTTTTTCTTTGTACAAATCTGATATGGATGAACTAGAAATATCTCACGAAGAGTTATTATTATATAAGAAACAACAATTGAAAACATTTGATTCCGCAGATATCCATTCATTGATATATGACACAATAACTTCCACTGACCTTCTAATTGAATCTTATAATATTGCAAAAGATTTAACTCAATCAGAAGCTATGAATCTACTGACCATTATGAAGCTACGAGAATGTTTATCTGATGTTAGTGTATGGATAGAACATTCATATAATCATGAAGAGACAGACGATGAACTCTAAAATAAACCTAGATCCTAAGATTCTTGGTGAAAAGTTAATTAATAAATTACTTGAATATTTCCCTAAGGATTTTGATTGGTCAAGATTACATGTAGATAATAAAACAACCTTATGTATTTTTAAATCTGACGAAGGTAATATGATTGCATTAGGATGTAAATATTGCTTTGCTGGAGAAGATGGTTTAGATAGTCTTGGCGAACCGACTTTAGATGGCAAAAAACTACTAAAAACCGAAGATGTAAAAGAAGCACCACAAGATTTACCAATAGAAATAAGAAGTAATCTTTGGTTCTGCCCTTGTTGCCATAGACCAATAACAAAATTTATGCCGAAATTTGGATAATTATGTCTGCTTATAAAAAAATAGAATGTGATTTTGTTGATAAAGATATTTTACTTAAAGCTTTATCATTATTAGGATTCGAAGCTTCCACACATGATGACCCTGTACACTTAACAGACTATATGGGTAAACAAAGACCTGAAAAAGCAACAATAGTCGTAGGAAGAGATCAAATCAATTCTATGTTTACTGGAGCTTCTAACGATATAGGTTTTATCTGGAACGAAGAATCTAAAAAATATGACATGATTTGCTCAGAATATGATAAAAGATTATTAATTGATTTTAGAGTTATTCAAGCTTATGCAAAAGAAGCTATTGAAGCTGTATTAAAAAAGAATGGTTTTAAAATCAAAGTAAATATCGCTGAAGAAGAGTTTAAAAAGAGACAAATGACTGATATGACATTGAAAGTTAGGAAAATAATCTAATGAGTAAAGAAGTAGAATTGGAAATTACTGTGGGGAAAGATGGAAAAATCTTAGTCACCCCTCACGGAACTCAAGGATCTGAATGTTTAGATCTTATGAAGTTTTTAGATAAAATAGATGGTATCAAAGTATTATCAACTACACCAAACGAAGACATGAAAGATAATACAATCAAAAATATTAATAAAGTTGAGGTAAAGCAAAAATGAACAAAATTTCAGAATTTACATGGAAATTATTATCAACAGACAAATTTGATGATGTGTCTGCCCTAGCTATCAAAACTCCAGGACCAGTAGCCAAAAAAGCTGCAGAAGATTGTATGAGAGATGATGTTCTAGATGTAAGAGAAGAAGGCAATAACAGAGGCAAATGGGTTCTTCAATATCTTAAAGCAGTATTTTTAGGTGCAGGTAATCCATGGTGTCAAGCTTTTGTTGTGTATAGATTAATCAAAGCTGCTCATACCCTAATTATCAATATTCCTAAAGAATTTCCTAGAACTGGATCCTGTACTGTATCTGTCAAGTGGGCTCAATCAGAAGGACATTTTATTCGTAGAGCAGATATTGAATTGCGAAGAACAAGAGTACAAGTAGGTGATATCGCTTATTTCTGGTTTCCTAATCTCGGACGATGGGCGCATACCGGGATTGTTGTAGAAGTAAATAAAGATGGATCCTTTGTTACTGTAGAAGGAAATACAGCTCCATCACCATCCTCCGAAGATGTTGTAAGAGAAGGTCAGGGAGTTTATGCGAAATCCAGAACACTAAAGAGCCTCGGAGTTCTTGGTGGATTTATGCGTCTTCCATATTAAAATATAAGATTTCTTCTTTATCCTTACTAGAAGGCTTGGCTAACACCAAGCCTTTTTTATTTACTATTTCAGAAGATCCTCTAAAATACAATCCCGGAAATAACCATCCACAACAATAAGGTCTCAAAATAGGAACATTATTTTCTCTTGCTCTATCTCTATGTGGTGTTTCTTTAGATTCATCAAAAGGATACCAAGGAAATATTCTATATCCATTACTAGGAACAAGAATTACCTCAGCCCCATTATCCACAATCTTTTTAGTATATTCTGGATCATTTATATCAAAACAAATAGCTAATCCCACTTTTGTATTATCTATTTGAACAGTCTCAGGATTATATACGCTTTTAACACCCCAAGCTTTTTCAATCCCAACAAGCTTATATTTATATCTTTGATCTATTAATCCACCATCTCTACTATAAAAAGAACAAACATTATATAGATTATTATTTTTTTTAATATAATAAGTACCGGAACATATATTAATCTCATATTTTTTAGATAAATACATAAAAACAGATTCTATAATGTTTTTTTGCTTATCTGTAGCAACTAAAGCTTTCATCCAAGAAAGATTGATTCTACTGATAATAAATTCAAATATGTGTTCTAGTATTGGTTTGATAGATAAAGCAGCTATATCGTTGTATTTTGTCCATAAAATACATAGGTTGATATCTTCTGGAAATACTACAAGATCAGCATTATTATCTTTAGCTTTAGAAATAATATTTTCCATATGATTAACATATTGATCAAAATATCTATATTGATTTAAATTTAATTGAACTATTGCGATCTTCATACTTATTTCTTCTGTAAAAGATTATTGATATACTATGTAGAAATATTATATATAGGAGATTTTTTTAAATGGATCCGGATGCTATTAATTTTACGATTGAAGTGCCAATTAGATTAGATGATGCAAATGATGTTATGAATGCTTTTGCTACATCCTATGGCTATTCAGAAACGGTAGAAGTGGGACAAGGAATGACACAGCCTAACCCAATTTCTAAAGAGATTTTTGTTTCTCAATGTGTAGAGAACTTTGTAATGAATGTTCTAAAAGCGCATATGGTTAAGAAAGAGTTTGAATTAGCCAGAAATACTGCTGAACAATTAGCAGCGTCAAGACAATTAGACGCAGCACAATGGTTTGATGCAAGAAGAATTGAAGCTATTAGACCTAGTATTAATAGTGGTGATTTAATTATTGATGAAGATACTGCTGGAGATTTTGTAGCAGTTAGTGTAGATCCTAATAGTAAACCTCTATCTTATTCTGTTAGTGTTCAGCCTCTTCATGGATCTGTAAGTGTTTTAGATAATGTTTTCACTTACACTCCTAGCGCTAATTACTCTGGATTAGACGCATTTTCAATTGTAGCTTCTAACGATATTTGTTCTTCTGAAAATGGAATTGTTAGTGTTGTTGTAAATGCTGTAAATGATGTTTTAACAGTAGATTCTTTTACTACTAATCTTGATAAAAATACCACAGTTGACGTTGAATTGACTGGTGTAGATTTAGATGGTGAAACTTTTGATTATGTAGTAGTAGATAGTCCTGTTCATGGTGAATTATCAGGTACAGCTCCATTACTTACATATACCCCTGAAGCTGATTTTGTAGGAGTTGATTCTTTTACCTATAAGATTACAAATACTGCTGAAGAATCTACTCTTGGTACAGTTACTATTAATGTAAATGAGGTCGTGTTATGAATCCAACAATAGCTTTTACAGTTACAATTCCGATTAAGAATTCTGATGCTGCTAATTTGAAAGAAGCATTTTCTACACAATATAATTTTAAGCCTCAGGTTACAGATTCTTTGGGAAATGTTTTGTACATAACTGAAGAATTATTTATTGAAGATACAATTGCTTATTATATTATGAATGTGACAAAAGATTATTTAGTTAAGATGGCTGCTGAAGGTGCTGCTGACACTGCTAGATCTTCTGCTGAACTATATGCTAATAATCTTAAAGTTTGGTTTGAAAGCCAAAGAAGCTAAGATACATCAACTCTTCTTCTTGAAGATTCGGTGTTTTTAAATGCTAAATACCACCCAGTTCTACCCGCAGCTCCAGAGGCAGCAGTAGAGTTTAGGGTGGTATATTGTATGTTAAATTCATTTCTTGTGGTAAAGTCATTAATCTTACCAATCATATTTGCAGATACAGGTGATGTTTCTGCACAAATAGCACTCGTAGAATTTAATTTTGTAAACACACCTGAAGTTGCATTACCATTACCATCATCGTCACCGTAAGATAAATTGAACTGTGTATTCTTACTGTAATAATATGAACTTCCATTTGTAGGTGATATAGCTGCTTGAGATGCTAATGTCAAAGATGTATTACTAGCTATACTACTTACCGTTCCGATTAATGTGTACAGAGGATCATATAATTTATCACCAGGGGACAATTGTTGTGTAAAAATTGTTGAAGTGCCAGTAACTGTTGCGGAGGAAGGATTGTAGGATAATGTCCCAGTTCCTCGTAAAGATCTTTGTGTTTCACCTTTTGCTACAAATACACTAAAATTATCAGCATTAGTAGCAGTTTGTCTCGTGTTAATGTTTGCGGTAGGAGTATGTGTCATAGATCCTAAAATCATATCAGGGACAAAAGGTAGTGAAATAGTTTGTGTCTGAACTCCAGAGTTAATTGGACCTGAGATAGTACCTAAAGAAAAATTTGTAGATAATGATTTAATGGCTAAAAAATATATTGGAAAAGCACCACCAGGAGATGTAGTCTGTGTTTGTAATGTAAATCCCGATGAAGAAATTGCTGTGACAACTTGAAGGCTATCAGTACCTCCACGTCTTCCAACAGCTATAGCATTATTATTTACACCGCATCGCAAATCTGTTGAACCTGCACCATTAATTGCACACCATCCAGCACTTCTTTGCGTCAGAGAACCATCATTAACTACTGCACCAAAATTCAATTGAGCTCCGCCAGCAGATGTATTTTGAACATATGTAAACAATACTACATCTGGGCTGAATGTAAATGTACTAAAAGTTGCATTTCCATTAAGTCCGTTACTAACATTCATTGAATTAACGCCTACAGTAACATCATCCCCAGCTATAACTACTACAACAATATCACATACTTCTGTTGGAGTATTTACATTTGTTAGGGTGCATGTAATCGTATCTGTACTAAAAGAATCACAACTTAGCCTTCTATATACAGTTGTCCCATTACCAGTACGATGTTCCAAAACGTGTGATGTTGTAATGACAGAATAAACAACACTAGCGTCTGAATCTTCCTCACAAATCATAGACATACAGGTTTGAGCATGAGAACCACCAGAAATTCCTGAATTACCAGCAAAACCTATTGAAAGGAATGGATGATTTGTTGTGGTGTCAAATGATCCATCAGCTGCTATTGTATTAATACTATAAAATATAGCAGCTTTGGGAGTTCCAAAATTAGCGGGAGTATTAAGGGTGATTGTTCCTGATTCTGTAGTCAGTAATTTTCTTCTAAGAATACATGTTTTCATTTTAGTTTTCTTCTAGTAATAATTGAATGAAGAAATTTGTGTGTGTTCCATCTAATGCTGTAAAGTTTAATCTAACCTTATTTCCAGAACTTAATGTTGATTGAGAAAAAGTTGTTGTAGATGCTTCATAAGTAGATCCACCTGTTATAGATAGAGCTGTTGTCATCAAGTTGCCTGTTGACGAAAATGCTCCAGACCCAGTATAGTATTGAACATGAACAGAAGAGGTCCCAGCAGAAGCTGTTTCTACTCTTATAAATAATTCTCTTACGTTATAAGATATAGATGTCGAACCATCTGCAGGGCTGTCTGGAATTCT